GTATCTAAATTGGTTACTAGATTTAAACCGCTTTTTAAAAAAATATTAGTTGCTTCTAAAGCTGATATCAATGGTGTCATTTCTAATATGGCAAAAAATGATGCTCATCACAAAGTAGAAAAGAAACTTACACAGGTACAGGCAATTGATAGCTCAATTCAAGAATTAGACGATGGTACAATATCTGATTTACTTATTATGGCGGTTAACAATAGTGTTGTGTTGACTGCAAGATATTACTATCCGGATCTAACCGGTAATGTCACTAGTGGATATAGATACCGTGATCTTAGTTTATCATCTGATAAATCTGAAGGCGTTCAAAAAGTATTAGCAGATATAGCTAACGGAGATAGAGAAAAATTAAGTGCTGTTCTCGCATATCTAAAAAGGAGTTTAGTATAATGAGAGCAACAAACTTTTTAACTGAAGCAGATATCGGTACTAATATAATGAAAGACCCAAAGCTAGCAAAAATGTTAGCTATAGCTGTTAGACATGATAGAACATTTCCGCGAAATGAAATAGCAGATATGGGTCCAAGACCCACTGTTGCCGATTATGTTCAATCATGGAGTAAATTAGTTAATAAAACACTAGCCAGTAATAACTATGGTGATTTAAGTAAAGATGGAAAGTTTGACAATTGGTTATTAAAATTATATGTAAATCATGCGCTAGACTATGAAGATTTGAATGGTGAGGGTGGTGATGCATTGGGTGCTTGGCAAGCATTAAGTACTCGCGGTTTATTAAAGAAACCAGACCAAGATTTTAATAAGTTTCCTAGTTTACGTGCATTGCAAAAAGCAATGGAAAGAGATGAGTATCGTACTACTCTCCGAAGAATTAAAGATGCTGAAGAATTAGAGAAACATAAACGCACTAGAAAAGAAATAGTATTAATAGACAATGATAGATTTCATGTTATCATGCCATTAAACTATGGTGCTTGTTATACATTTAATAATCAAACTGGACACATGAGTAATTTCTGTACAGGTGGTTCTAGTGGGCATAATTGGTTTAATAATTACGCTCCTGATGGTCCTATCGTAAGTATTGTTGATAAACAAAATATTAATAATAAAAATGGTAAGTGGCAATTACATGCACCTACTAGTCAATTAGTTAATAGTACACAGGATCAAAGATATAATAGAGTTGGCGCTGATGCTGAGTTTGCTAAAAGATTCCCTGGCTTGATGAAAGAAATTGTTAGAGCGATACTTACAAAAGCAAATGAAGTAAAAGAAGGTAGTAAAAAAATTAGTCCACCGGAAGGATATGATGTTAGGGACGCTGCCAAACAAATAGTAGCTAAATTCCCTCAAAGTTACAAATCAACTCCGGGAGCGCCAGGAAAAAATCTACCACCTGATAATACTGAGTATGTAACTGTTGTAGATCAGCCAGCTGAACCAGAACCAACACAAGCAACTCGCCCATTTGCTGAACCTGAAGGTCCAAACATAAGTGATTGGAGAATCTATAATGCAGGACGACAAGTTGCTACAGCAGTAAATAAAACACAACAACAAGCCATGCAAGAACTAGAAAAATATGCTGTAAAGAATAGAATACCTAGAGGTCGTATGTATTTACAAGATTATTCTAACAATCAAATAGTCAGATGATAGCCAAAAAAATAGACCCCGAAGGGTCTATTTTCACATTGTAGGTCCATTACCGTTCTTAAATCCTACAGTACCACCCTCTGCTTCAATACGTTTTATAACATCTTCAAACAGTATGGGTCTATAGTCTGTATGTTCCACACATACACAATGATAACGAACATCAATATAATATCTACTACCACGTTGGTGAAACTCATGTAATGTTTCAACTTCTTTCCTTACACGATTAGCATGTAGGTGACCATGAATGTTAACACCAAAACGTCCTAACGATTCTTCATGTATTGGTATATGGCTTAGTATCATACCATTCATAACATGATAGGCACGTAATTCTCTAAAGTATTGTCTGTATTCATCATCACGGAAGATATCATGATTGCCACGAATCAATACTTTATCACCGTTTAAGCGGCCTACGGTAGATAATGCTTTGCGATTAATAACTACATCTCCCAAAAAATAGCACTTGTCTTTAGGGCCTACCACTTCATTGTATCGTCGGACCAATTCTTCATCCATTTCATCTGGATCAGTCCATGGCCTTAATTTCGTAATACCGTCATTACGGGTAAATTTACAAACGCCGGCGTGCCCAAAATGTGGGTCAGAATAAAGAAAAACTTTTGGCATAAAACATCTCCTAAATGATAAATAGATAAACAAGGACAATATATGATTGACGCTTATGTTTACAAGATAACTAACAAAATTACTAGCGAATTTTACTACGGGTACCGCTATAAAAACCAAACACTTGGAATTACTCCAGAACATGACCTTTGGATAATATATTTTACATCTTCTACTCGTATAAAGAAAGATATAAAACAGTACGGAAAAGAGGCATTTATAATAGAGATTATATATAGAAATATAGATTCTTTCAAGTGCTGGCAACAAGAACAAATTACAATTAAACAAGAATGGGGGAACCCGTTGTTATTAAATGGCAAATATCATGACCCTAATTCAAACGTAGAATTATTTCGTAGAGTTAATATATTAACTGAAAAAACAAGAAATAAAATGTCCATAGCAGGAAAAGGTCGTCCTAAATCAGAAGAACACAAAAAAAATATTGCTATATCAAATACCGGCAAAATTGGATCAGATCAAAAAAGAGCAAAACTATCTGCTTACCGAAAAGGCAAGACAACTAACAAAGGAATGTCGCCCCCTAAATACACATGCCAACATTGCGGATCTATAGTATCAAATGGCAATCTTAAAAGATGGCACGGAGACAAGTGTAAATCCGTTGATCCTGTCGGTCATATAATTAGAACAGCACAAGTTTCTTCTATTAATAAAAAATAAGTGGACCTATATTTTTTTTAAAAAATATCAATTATACTACTTACTTGGCATCCCCCGAGGGACTCGAACCCCCACGAACGGTTTTGGAGACCGACATGCTGCCATTACATCAGAGAGACATTTTGTTTATAAATTTTTTCTAATACGTTTGAGATACTCTCGTCCGACTAGTCCAGCTTCAATTTCTTCTAATGCAGTTACCATTGGTCCTGCTTTAGTAGTAAGTAGTGAACGATGTCCACGTTTTAATTCTCTTACACGCTGTGAGGCAATAAGAACTAAATCAAAACGATTACCGACCATGTTAGCGGCTTCTTCACTTGTATATCTTGCTCTGCTTTGTGACATATTTACCTTTATTTTTTAATACCATAAAAATACAAATCTTGGTGAGCCATGCCCACTTCAAATTTGTATGTACTAAACATATTATCTATGTCTAATTCGTTTCTGAAATCTTCTTCAGTTAAATTTCTATAATAGTCCCAACCCTTATCTGTAGTAAGTGGACTATCTTGTGGAGTAGTGCGAGTAGTACCGTGTTCTGGTCTACCTGTTGTAGCACATGTCATAAACACTAACCCGTTTGGCTTGGTCATACGATACATGTTATTAAATGTTTCTACCCAGTAAGGATTGTGTTCAAAACATTCACAGCTACCTACGGTATCATATGTACTGTCGGGATGGTCTAATGTTTGACCTTCACATACTAAGTCAACATCATTGCCAGGGCCAACATCAATTCCTAAGTAATCACAATGATTAAAAAAGATTCTTATTGAACCGTTAATGTTAAGACTACCCACTTCAAGTACTTTGCTATTAAAGAACTGAGTTGGATATAGTAGTTTAAGTTTTTGTATATAATCAAATTGTTGGGGATGTGCCATAATAATCTTTATCTTGTAATTTTTCTAATTAACTTATACCAGTAGTATTTGAAACCACGAAATATAGTAATATCAAAACTGATTATAGGAGTTACTTCTTTTGCAAAGTTACCATATGCACGATTCAATACATCTTCACTTTTACTCATACTTACTCCTTTGTTTGGTGGGTCGTGAGAGACTCGAACTCCCGACATTCTGCGTGTAAGGCAGACGCTCTACCAACTGCGCTAACGACCCGATAATTAACCACCTTGATTACTATCTTTAACTTCTGATTGACTAGCAATTTTTTCAAACGCTTCATCTTCATTCTGTTGATCCTCAATAGTTCTTGGATCTTTGCGAAAGATATTATCCCAGTTGTTATTAAACGTCTTTAAATCAACGCTATAAGGTCTAGGAAGACTACCTTTAGTCATTTATTATCCTTACGAGAAGAAGGTGTACGTAAATTGCTTTTTTCAATCTCCACAAAACTACGAATAAAAGCTCCACGTACATGTGCATCACGAATAAGTGTTGCCGCACGTTTAACTGCTTTGGGAAGTTTAACTGCCCTTGAATCATAACCTCTACATGTCATACTATTTCCTTTATAAAAAATGATTGGTCTCGGTAGCAGGAATCGAACCTACGCTCGAACGTCCCAAACGTTCAGTGATACCATTTCACCATACCGAGATAAACTTAACTTGGTATTACATGCGGTATGAATGGAACATTTCTAGGACCATATGTTTGTTCAAAAAGCTTTTTAGCTTCTTGTACATTAGGTGCAAAGACTTTTTCTTTCTTTTCACCTTGCGGTGTTCTTACTGTTGTTTCATACATTGGCATATAATTCTCCTAATTGGATGCGGGGGACGGATTCGCACCGCCGATCTTCAGGTTATGAGCCTGATGAGTTACTACTTCTCCACCCCGCGCTATCTTGGTGGAGGATACAGGGATCGAACCTGCGACCTACTGGTTGCAAACCAGTCGCTCTCCCAACTGAGCTAATCCCCCGAATACTTTTGGTGCCCTAGGTCGGACTCGAACCGACACATATTTCTACGCCAGAACCTAAATCTGGTGCGTCTACCAATTTCGCCACCAGGGCATTCATTTCAATACTTATTGTAACAGAAAACTATTTATCTGTCAATACCTGTTCACCCAAACTATAATTTACTAAACAGTAAAATTAAGCCTGATTATATATTGCTAAATCAGCATATTTTTTTAAACTACGTTCTATTAATTGATTGTGTTTTTCAATATCTAACCAACCTTGTATATATAATGTTTCTCTCAAAATATCTTCTTTTACACTGTGTATGCAAGAAGTTAAATTTAGTAAATATGCTATAGGTACTTTGGGTAATATTGGATTAATCCATTCTTTACCATTATAAATTTCTAATGAGTCACATTTACCGTTCAATACTACATGATAGCCAGCTGGCTCGTTTTTAATTGTATGATTGTATAAGTCAGATGTTTTGTCCTTATAATCAAAATGAGGCTTGACGACCATTTGTTGAAATTTATGAGTGAATATTATGATATTGACAATTGGTATTTGATCTAACAAACTTCTATAGTTTTGATAATTATTTTCTTTACCAACTACTTCATTGGTTTCCCAATATGGGTGATTGAGGTTTTCTCTTTTTCCTAATTTAAAACTTGTTTCAGTAACTTTAATATCTAATGGTACAAATAATAATTTCATTTACTATTTAGTAAGATTGGAGCGGGGTAAGAGAATCGAACTCTCCGCATCAGCTTGGAAGGCTGAGGTATTACCACTATACGAACCCCGCAAAAAAGCCCACAGTATTTAGTGGGCCCTTTGTATGTGTGTGAAAGTTTTATTTCCTATCAAAGGCCCAGAATAAAACTCCTAGAGCTACAAGACCTACAAGACCTTGACTACCTAATGCTGTCACAAACTTTAGAACATTACCTAAAATGTCTAAACCTATGAATGGCACTGCCGCTCCGAAAATGATTTGTAAGATTACGCCTACTGCTAATAACTTAACTCCCATGTCAACTACATGACCTAGAAATCCACCAGCAATATCGAATGCGTTATTCATTTTTTCCATGTTTTTGTTTCCTTTCACAAACTAATATTTACCTCTTTGTGAAGGCTTCAAAGCACATTCTCTTTACATTATTAGACTATTCTTATTACACAATAAGTCTATATAT